TATCATTTAAAATTCCCAATCTTCATCATCATCTATATACATCTCAAATATTTCCCATTTTCCTAACCACCATAATCCTCCAACAAAGACTATCACAAAACCTAATATGAAATAGCCTAAACCAATCATTACTAGCCTTTAATCTTAGCATAAAACGTCATTAAAGCTAATATTATAGCAAAGCTTAATGATATAAATGTTAATATAGGGTTTAAAACGTCTAGAATGCCTATTACTGTTGATAAAAAGCTTGTGCTTATACCTATCTCAGGGTAAGTACTTAAAACCCTTAATGTGTCCTTCATTTTTTCTCCTTGCAATTATCCCATTTTTTTAAGTCAAGCATTGGTAATGGCTTTTCTATTGTATGGTCTTTCAATTTAATGTTTTGTATTGACAATTTATTTCCGCCTTTAATATATGGTTTTCCATCTGCATCACATCCAACATCATAAACAAATACTGTGGTTTTCCATAATGATATTCTTGTTATTCGTGCAGGTCTGCCATTTAAAATTATTGTATCGTCTACATTAAGGTCGTTTCCAGCCATAGTTTTTAAACCTTCGATTGCAGATTCTATGGTACTTTTTCCTAAAAGAAATAGAAATGCTCCTATTAACATCCATCCATACTCCCCTATCAGATGCTCTATTGTTTCTTTTTCCATTATTCTCCATTATTTATTACCATCAAGATACTGACCCCATAAAGAAGTCTTTCCATCAATTATTTCTAAAACATGAACTATATGGTCTCCATTTTTAAAAAAATCTATTATAGCCAGTGCATGATTCCAGTTAGTTAAATTACCTCTTAACCAATCTTCATCTTTTTTAATGTCTTTTAAACATCCCATGCTGTAGCCACTCATTGTTCCTTTAACTCCAGTATCAGTATATCTTTGTAGGTCATGTGTATGTCCATACATAATATTGTCTTTGTAAGAGCTAAGATGTGCTTTTGCATGATGCATTCCAGTTTTATGTCCGTGTGTAAAATTTAATTTTCCTATTCTTAAAAGTTTTCTTCTATTATAAGGATGGTATTTATATCCACGTTCTTTTATTCTTAATGCATTTTGAGTTTCATAATGGCTAAGATAAGGGTATCTTACTACAAAATTGTCCAACCATACCTCATGATTACCTTGAACAAAATGTCGAATATTACATTCAACTTTATCTAAAGATTTATCAATTATGTCCATTCCTTTATTTACATCTTTGACATCTTTATCTAACAAAGGAATTAAGTCTTCCATTGTTTTTTTATTTCTACCTTTCCAGTAATGATTACTGAAATGTTCCCATTCGCCTGTGTCACCTAAATCTACGTATATTGTAGGTTTAACTATTTCAATAACTTGACACACTATATTTATTGCTTTTTTGCAATGAAAAGGAAAATGTTTATCAGGAGTAACTACTGCTCTGTTAACAATACCTTTGTTTAACTTTGCCATTCTAACCTCGTTTTATTTCAAAAAACTACTTACCGCTTAACTTCTTTTTCAAAGTTTTCATATTATTCCTTGTTTAAATTAAATGATATTTAACTGTCATTTGCGCTGTTATATCACTTGTTCCTTCAGTATTTTCTACAAAAGCTAAAATTACTTTTCCAGAATTAACTGAAGATGAATCAATAACCATATTTGATTGTTTTATAGTTGGTGCACTTGTACCTCCAGATTGTATTACGCTTGAACAATGAGCTAGTAATGCACCTGATGATAAATCTCCTATATTTGTATTATTATCAAATGTATAAGAATATAAATGATAATCTAAATCATGAGCACCATCACAACCACTTAAAATACTTACCTCATCAATATATATATTATCTGTTAAATACCAATAACACATTATAAATTGTTTCCAATTTGCACCTTGAGCACTAATATCTAAAGATGTAGCTGGGTCAGTTCCTGTTCCAAAAGCATTATCTCCAGTAATACTACTACTAGAATATTGAAATCCTAACAACATTGGATAATGTGTATTTTGGGCTACACTTAAATCATATAAATTAAATTGTTTATATAATGTAACTCCTCCAACTGTATTTGTTCCAGTTGAACCTGCTTTTGTATTTGCGTCAGTTGTCCATGATGTTGAATTATATGCCATATTATAACCTCGGTACAGATAGAGCTCTCACTCCACTTTTTCTTGATGGATATTGTCTTATTGTTTTATCATACATTGTTTTAAAATATTGAGCTCTTTGTAAATCACCTGCGTCTTCAAACATTCTTGATTTTATATAACACACTACAGCAGAATGCAATCCTGAATCTAAACCACCTGTAGTTTTTAAATCATGAGTTTGTGAGTTAATAGTTTCATATTTAGAAGAATATGTTATTCTTAATCCTCCAGTCACATCAGAGCCTTGATAAGAATCGTATTTTTCTTTTGTTCTTTCTCCAGTTGTTGATGTTGTATCTTCACATACAATGGCTATTCTTTGGTCATCATTATACCATGCAAAATAATTATTTGGATATGTTCTTTTATTTGTTGCCATAATTTTCCTATTTTAATGAATCATCAGATGATTCTGTATCTTCTTTTAATAATTTATGTGCATCTGCTAATTTTGGTATCATTACATATCTATCATTAGTATCTAATATTTCAACTCTTTTAACACCAATAACATTATCTTCTAATTCATACCATCTTTTCTTTTCTTCTAAATTAGTTGTAGATGAAACACTGTAATTTCTTTTATTTGAAGCAATATCATCTAATGCATCATTTATTAATTGAAACATGTATTGCTCTGATTGTCTTCCAAATAGTTTTTCTATTTGTTCTATAATATTTTTAGCTGTCATTATTTAGCTCCTTGTTGTGCCTTTGGTATTCCTTGAGCTGCTAACATAGCAATTCCTTTATCATAATCTTGTTTTAAAGATGATATAATTGGGGCAAACAATTCAGGGTCTTCTTCATTAGTCATTAAAAATTCAGTTGCTTTTATTGATGCATATAAAACTACTAAATATTCCATTTCATTTGGAAAATTAGCAATAGAATCGTCTGTATTAGCAACTGTTGGGTCTGCAACAACATAATAAATACCAGAAGATGAAGCTGGCAATATATTAATTTTATTTCCTTCTACATAATATACAGGGTCTGTTGCTGATGCAAATTCTATACTTGATGAACTTGAAGCTTTATGTTTATCCATTGGTCTTATTTGTCTACATTCAACACTACCTGCATACACACTACCTAATTGCCCAGTAATCATTGTTTCTGCTTCTGAATTAGCTGCATTTGAAGTAAATGTTTGTTTAGAATAACAATATTCTTTTAAGTTGGGAGGTAAAATATTTGTAACTTCTCTTGTTCCATCTTGAAGCCATTGAGTTAAAGCATTATCATCTCCCACATCTCCTACTAAATCTTCAATTTGAGTTTTAAAATTAGCCATTATCTTTTATTCCTATCTGCTATATCTGCATCCATTGTTGTTTGACTAAACTCAACTTGTGTTTGTCCACTCCAAGTTTTTCTCATATTAATACCATCTGATATATTAATTCTTGTTCCAAACACATATCCACATTTACATATATGGTCATCATTAGCTTTAAAGTCTATGCATTTTTTACAAGAGTTACAATAGTATGTTCTATTTCTTTTCATAAATTACCTTTAATTTAATATAATTATCCCTCACTTACAAATGTATCACTAGTAGCTAAAACTTGCGCTTCTGACTTAGTTAATACACTAAAATTAGGATATGCTTTATTATCTCCTAATGCTATAAGCTCTGATAATACTCCATTTTTCATAGACCATTCACCTTTGATAAGACAATATGCTTTATCATGTGAATATCTTGGAGCGCCTACTTTACCTGCAAATATAATATCATTCCAAGTAGGAGATGATTTATAAGTAATATCTCCAGTATCCTCATCAACTGATTCTACTATTGGATATAGTTCTTTTATTTTGGTACCAACAGCACTATCATATGCACTGCTTGGTAGACAAAAATACATTTCATAATGTGCCATTATCTGTGACTCCTTTTACCTGCGTTATAATTTCTTTTTACTTCTGCTGCTGTTAATATATCACTATAAAAATTTAAATCATCTATTTGACCATCAAAATGTCTAATAAAATCAGCTCTATTCCCTACATACATATCATGTCCAGAATCATCAACAATAGTGCCACTTCTAGTTTCGTCTTCAGAGCTATCTACTAATACACCATTTACATATATTAAAGCTGCATTTCCTGTTGCACTACCATCATAGGTTACAGAAATATAATTCCACTCATTTAAAGTAATATCTCTATTATCAGTTGTAAAATTACAAATACCACTTGAACTAAATTTAGTTGCATAAACTAGTTTACAAGTATCAGAACTAAATGCTTGTATATAACAATAATGGATACCACCTTTTTCAAAAATTCTACCATAATCTCCTCCACCCATATCTGTGGGGTAAATCCAAGCAGAAAAACTTCCACCATCTGCTGTTATATTATCTGTATCAAGACCCTTTCTTATAAGATTATAGGATTGATTGTAATCTAAATTTAAACTATTAATAACCCTTTGTCTATTCATTAGAAATCCTTGAGAATCTCTTGTAGCATCTGCTCCTGCTGTGATTAACATTGTTTCACTAGCAGTTACAGTACCATTATTACTATAATCATCAGACAAATCTGTCCAAGTAGCAAGTCCATTATTTCTAAAATATCCTTTTAAATTAGTGCTTGCTGAAATAGCTTTTGAATGAATAGTTGCATCTAAAGCTTTACCATCATTATATAATTCATTTATTTCTGCTTGTGTTAATGCTACTCCCCATATAGATACTTCTGTTATAGAACCAGGGAATTCATAAGTAGTAGCCATAGAATCTTGCCCTATTTTTGCATTAGTTGTTACAGAAATGTCTGAAGAAGTAAATGATGTAGTTGTTGAGTCTTGTTCTCCATTTATATAAAGTTTCATTGTTGCATCATCATAAGTATAAACTATATGATTCCATTCTCCTATAGAAACAGCTGCACTACTAGTACATGTTGCTCCATTAAATTTTACAAATATTTTTTCACTACCACTAATTGTTGCTAATATTCCATCATTACCTGAATCTCTATTAGCAAACCAACATTTATGTGAAGCATTATCTTCACTTAAATAAATCCAAGCACTTACAGTAATAAGATTATGATTGTAAGGGTCAGACAATTGAACATAATCACTTTCCCCATTCCACCAAGCTAATTGATTATAAGATTGTAATGCTGTTTGTGGTATATCAAGTTGTTGGTCTGCATCTGTCCAACCTGATGCTACGCCTACTTCTTTAACTGATACATCGTCTATTGTAAAAGTAGTAGTTGCATTATTATCACCAGTAGATTGATAAATTAATAATGCAGATGAATTAATAGCCACAATATCTGCATAATATTCTTGTTCAGTTGTATCTATTGTACCACCAGTACTACCATCACTAGCTCTAACAATATTTGCTGCATAACCTCCAATTGAAATATTAATATCAGGAGTTGTTTTTCCAGCTGTATTGTCTAATTTAACAGATATTCTGTATTTTCTACCAACTACTATTGGATGCGCTCCACCTGCACCATCTATTAAATTTAAGGCTAATTGACATCCTTCATTACCACCATCTCCAGCTGTGACTACAGTTAATTTACCACTTCCATCATCTGTAAAAGTAGTAGGAGAGCCATAGCTAGTCCAATCAGAAGTGGCTGAAAAATCTCTATTCTTAGAGTCAGTTATCTGCTCATCACCATAAAATACAGTTGTTGCATGATTTTTGTTGTTTACAGGCTTGAGAGATACATAAGATATAGTAGCATCAAAAGCATTTGTTGCAGTAGAATAAATTTCTATATAATTAGAAGCATCTGCATTACTACTAGCTGTAAAATATTTAACTGTATTATTCTCAGTACCAGTTATTCCATTACGAGTAATACCTGCACTACTTCCAACTGGATTATTCATTACATTAAGAGCAAAAGCACCTGAATGCACAGTAAATGAATATTCTAGTCTATATGTTTTTCCTGCTGTTAGAACAAAAGGATTAGTATGAAAACTTTGATAAGCACTACCTAAATCATTACTACCATTACTAACAATTCTTATACCATCAGAAGACGCAGTAACACTATCATATTGATAGGTTGCATGATGAGTCCACCCATTTAAGGTAGTACCTGCTGTTATTGCTTGATTTCCAATAGTAGTTAAATCTGTTGTTGTTAAAAGTTCATCACCCAACCCTGTATTTGAAGCATCAAGTATATATGATTGTTTTCCTCTATGTCCATCATTCATTGGATACCATAGCTTAAGATTAAAGTTTGTTAATGATGTACCACCTCTATTTAGAGCTAATTGTTCAGGGTTTGCGTAATCAAAGGCCACATCAGCTGCTGTCCAAGATGTATTCCATACTTGCATATCACTCATCATTCCATTAAAAAATCTATTAGTGCCTTGGCTTACTGACCCAATTCCATCAAAATAACCTTCTGTATGAGTTCCAACTCCAATAGCTGGAAAATCACCGCCAGTATCTTCTAATCCATTAATATAAACTCTATAATCTCCTCCAGAACCATTTCTTTTAAAAACAAAAACTACCCTATACCAAGTATTATATTCTATTACCTTACCAGTTTGAAGCCAATTAACAACTGGTGCATACCACGAAATTTTTGGTGTACCATTATATATACACGGATATGTTGCAGCAGCATTACCATCCCATATATTTTGTATATTACCAGTATCACCATAGCAATTCATCCAACCTACAGCTGTAAACTCTTCTAAGTTTCCTGTTGAAGTATATGTTAAATAATCAGTAGACCCATCAAACTCTAATGCTCTACCTGAATATATTTGTCCATGATTATT